TTAAGCGGAGCGCAACAAGGTGCTGCACCATTTCAAGGCACGGGTATCCAGCAATCCAATGTTGGTGTGATGAGTAACAATCAATTCGCGCAAACTGCCGGAAGCATTTACGGAAACCAAATGCAACTAGCACAACAAGGCAGTCCGTTTAGCCAAGTGGCTGGTATGGCTGCTGGGTTAGGGCTGACGGCGTTGACCGGCGGTGCTGCTGGCATGGCTGGGGGTGTAGGATTTGGTAAAGGAGTGGGAAATATTTTTGGGGTAACAAAACCAGTATAGCATGTCACAAGCATTTTCAACGGGGTTAGGCATGGGCATGAATTTGGCCCGTGATGTACGGTCGGCAAACGTGTCTGCGGCTGAACGTGCGGAACAAAGTAAGTACCGCAAAAAAGCTGATAAACGTGCTGAACGAGCGGATACGCGTGCTGCATCTGCTGAAGTCCGAGCCATAGCAGCGTCTGATCGCGCGGATAAGGAACTAATGCTTCGCCAAGCTAAAGAAGTGCGAGATATTGAAGCGCATGACATGCGGATGAAGTCGCTGAAAAAAGGCATGCGCGAGTCAAGGCGACAAGCAAAGCGTGCAAGAGAAGCGGAGCCGTTACAGCGCCGAAAACTGGAAGCTGATGTTAAAACTGCCGAACAAAAAGCAGGACGAAGCGCCAGCCCCGCTGTTAATGCTTTTAATGATTTACAACTGCTGAACGAGGAACATTACAAACGCAAAGCTGCAATCAAATCGGGATACACAAAACGCGTGGCTCCGCTTGTTAGTGCGTTGCGGAATGCTGAAGCGGCATTTGAAAAAAATCCAAACAACGGCGCAGCATTTGCAATTGTAAACAACTTGAAAGGTTCTGTTCAACAGGAACAAGCAAAACGCGACGAGGAGTTAGCTAAAGTTGAACAATCGTTTATAGCTGCAAGCAATTTTGCGCCACAAGGACGTTTTAAAATAATCACGCGGTACAACCAACAGACCCAACGACCTGAATACATGGTTGAAGGTGATGGCATGACCCAAAGCGAAGCGCAATCAATGGTCAGCACATTAAATAAAGCAGGGGGTGGAATGAGTAGCGACAATCCGATTAGTAACATACCGGGATTTTCCCCAACACCAGCAACCCCAGCGCAACCGCAAAATCAGCAGCCGACAAACAGTAATCCCGATATTGACAGGTTTTTAAAGTGAACAAAATTGTAGAAGCTGCACGAAAAGCATATCCCAGTTATGCAAACGTCAGCGATGACGATTTGATTGCTGCTATTGGACAAGCATATCCTGTTTATTTAGACCAACAAAAGTATCCCGAATTTACCAACCGCTTTGCCGAGCTAGACGAGGATCGTAATTTTAATGGCGGTTTTATCGACGGCATCACCAATGCAATTAGGCGTGGTGTACGTCGTGCGGAAATGGCTGACTTGGTTTTTGACGAAGGCACATACGGCATGCGTCAACAAACTCCGGAAAGCATTAAACGCATAGCTGAACTGAACGATGAGTTAAGCAACATACGCGGTTCAAGCGCACTTCAATATTACTCAAGTGAAGAAGCGCAACAAAATGCACCAGCGCGGTACATTAGTATGTTTGGTTCGTTTCCGGAGTTTTTAGCTGAATCATTGACCAGCCAAATAATTGCGGGGGCTGACATCATTCCGGAAATATTCGGAACAACCGTAGCAACGGGTGCTGCGATGGGTGCTATTTCCCCCGATCCAGTTACTACACTGGGAGGCGCTGGGTTCGGTGCAATGTTTGGTCTGGCATACGGCAATGGTATCACCAGCTTGGCGCAGGAGTACACCGGCACAGTCATGGAGGTGTTTGCTGAAAGTGGCGTGGACACAACCAATGCCGAGCAGCTAACCAAATTGTTTAACAGCGAGGAGGGGAAAGCTGTATTGGAAGACGCAAAAAAAGCAGCATATTCCCGTGGTGTTCCAATAGCGGTGCTTGATGCGTTGAGCTTTGGCATTGCTGGGCGCTTGGGAAGTGTCGGCAAGGAGATGCTGCTTCAATCGACGATGGGCGCTACCGGCGAACTGGCAGCGCAAGAAACGTCGGAGTTAGTTACCGGTCAACGTCGTGGTGGCATCGAGGACGTAATCATTGAGGCGGGAGTGGGTGCGTTTGCAGACACGTTAACGGATGTGGTTCCGGCGCGGTTAGCAAAAACTGGTAAACTAAAAAGCGAGGACAAAGCTGAACTCGAAAAACTGTTTACTGATATAAGCGAGCGCCAAGCTGAAATTGATCAAGCTGAAGCAGCGCAGGAAGACGCAGTGCTTGAGCAGATTGAACTGGATTTAAATCAAACTGATGAACTGCAAGCTGCGGCTGAATTGCTATCCGAAAAAGTAGCAGTTACTGAACAGCCGGTGGAGCGCGTCGGAACAGTGACGCCAGTAATTCCGGATACGGAAGACGGTAAATTTAAATCAGAAGAAGACGCTGAGTTCGGAATGCAAATTGGCGGGATCGTTGACAATGTTCCGTATGCAAAATTTGAAGCTGTCGTATTTACTGACGACGCAAATGTGACTGCGCGTGTTACGGCTAATGGCGAGCTAGTCATCAATCCTGACGAAATAAAAGCGAACGCGGAAGACAGTGATTTAACGACTGACGAATATTTAAAACGAGTAGTGCAGGAGGAGGCGATACATGCTGCACACTTGAATTATTTAAAAGCTGAATATGTTAAAGAAACAGGCGACACAAAGCTGACTAATTTCGAGCCGTACTTCATGCAAAAAATGGAGGCTGTTGCTTCCGAAATGACGCCGGAACAAGTTGAGTTAGTCCAAGGCGTTTACGGCGAAAACATTGATGGCGCACGGCTTGGATTGGAATACGTTCGCATGCTTACCCAGCAGCGACGTGAAGGAGGCATTACGGAAGGGGTTGGGATATGGGAGTTTTATGGCACGACGCCGAATCCGGAAACACGCAATTATTTCAAACGTGCAATTAACTGGATTCGTAAACGGGTGCAGCCAAAGACACGTTCAAAAAATCAAGAACTGGCAAACGAAGCATCACAGCAATTAAGTGGGCTATCCAATTTGCTAAATGACATTGAAGTCAAACGTGCTGCACCAGTTACTGATGCGGAACCAAAAGCTGATACAACTTTTATTAGCGGACTGACAGCTTCACCAAACGAAATGACGGCTGCTGCACTGCAAGCGGGTGAACCGGTCGGCATTGTTGCGGTTCCAAATTTACAAAACCAACAAAATCCACCAAGCAGTACTGTCATCGATCAAATAACTGACCACGCTAACCGTGGTAAAAAAGTGTTTATTGATTCTGGTGCTTTCCGTGCATTTAAAAACAATGTCGAAATAAATTTTGAAAGTTTTTTTGATAATTTAAAAAGCATATTAGCTAACATCGAAAATCCGGAAAACGTGACAGTAGTCATGCCGGACATTATTGGAAAACAAGACGAAACCATTGAGTTACAAAATCAATTTGCTGAACAAATACAGCAATACATCGATGGTAGTTTTGATGTGGTCATTCCCATTCAGCACGGAACTAAACCGGCTGCTGAAATGTACAAGGAACTAGCAAACCAGTTCGGGGAAAACTTTCGTGTTGGAATACCATCAAACGAAAAATCAATGCCGCTTGATGATTTTCAAAATTTGGTAAGTGAAATAAAGCCGTCGCGGGTTCATTTGCTTGGGGTCGGTGAAAAATCTGGCAGTCAACAAATTGATATAGTCCGTCAATTGTCACCGGAAACAAACTTATCAGTTGATTCAAGTACAGCGGCAAGGGGTGCGGCTGCTGCCAGCGGCGAAGTAGGAACACAGCAGCAGTTTGAAGAATCGGCTACTCGCGGTCTGGCGCGGGAGGAATTTTTTGAAGCATCGCGTGATGAGCGCATTGATGAAACGGAGGAACTGGGTAGCTTTTTTAATGACAATTTACAGTTAGATGAAGCGAAAGCTAAAAGGCTTGGTGACTCAATACAGGGGGAACTTGGTCAGAATTGGTTTAACGACAACGTCAAAGACACTTTTGTCAGGAACTTGCTATCGGGTCAATCGATCAATCAATCGTTTGAAAGTTTGCGCGATAATAAGTTAATAACTGATGAGGAACTGGAAGTAACTCAAGAGGCGTTTTTAGACCCACGCTTCAGTGACATTCAAAACCAATACGCAGTCATTCCACGCGGCAAGGAACTTGGGGGTGAACAGTTAAAAGGAAAAGCTGTCAAGTTGGGCAAGAAAAGTCGCAGCAAACAACTGAAACCAAAGCGTCGTAAAAATGTAGTTAAAGGCGCTGGCGGTTTGGACGCTGTCAAACAGTTGGGAGTGCGTGAAGAGGAAATAAGCAAATTTAAAAAACAGACTGATGCTAATAGTGATTTTGTAGTCCAGTACTTCCGTAACTTGGCCAACCGAATGACTGACAACAGTCCCGATGGCAAAGCAGCCGCGCAGGATATTTGGAGTCATTTATGGGAGGCAGCGACAAAGTGGCTCAAAAACAATGATGACTTGTCAGGGTTTGGCACAAACACAATTGCGCGTAATAAAATGACTGACATTGGTCGTGGCATCAGCCGACGCGGCCAAACATTTTTAAATGAAACTGTTACGACTGATGTCGAAACGGGTGAGTCAGCAGTGGATACCGGCAAGGACAGGCAAACGCTAAAGCCGGAAGCTAGGGAAGCTGTTCAGCTTGTCGCTGATTATTTGGAAGAAGCTAGTGACGCTGACCGCACATTGTCGGTTTTAATTACGGACAATAAAGAAGCTACGGCTGAAACGGTTGCCAAGGAGTTGGGAATTAAGACCAACGCGGTGTATGCACGTAAAAGCCGACTTAAAAATAAAATCAAAAACCACTTGGAGGATCGTGGTGTTGACCGGTCAATCGTTGACGAATTGATGCAAGCGGCTACGAAGCGAAAAATATCCGGTGACATACTTCGTGAAGCACGACAGCAAAAACTTAAAGGCGATGAATTAACAAAGTTCATAAAACAAAAGTTGGAGGGGTTGACCAAGCAGCAACAGCAGGAGGTGCTGGCTGAACTTGGAATCGCAAAAGCCAACAAACCAGCCCCAAGCAAAACCGGTGACCAAGTCGCTGAAGCTGCTAACAACAAAACCAAGCGCCTCAAATTTACGATGTCGGCTGAAAAGCTGGCCCGTGAAAACCGCACGAAAAAGCAACTGGATCAGTTTCCAAAATCCTACTACGACCCAATCACCAACAAGGAGACACTGGCTGAAGCCAATCGACGCATTGATGAAGTTGGCATGGACGCGGCGAAACGCGAGGTGATGGAAGCGGTTGAGCCGGACGCAGTTGTTTCAGCTATGGGGATCGCATTGTTTCAGCGTTATCAAAGCGCCGGTAAAATGGATGATGCATTGGACATTGCGTTTAACATAGCTGACAAAGCGAAAACGCAGGGGCAAGCCATACAAATTTTATCAATCGTCAATCGCATCTCACCGGATGGTGCTGTTTTATTTGCCAGTAAATTAATTAGAAAAGGCAAAGCCGATAAAGCTACGAAGGAGCCGATGGAAAAGCACCTCAAAGGCATTGGCGGCGAGAAGCAGCAGCTTGAGCGCATTCGTAAAAAAGCTGAACGGTTACAGCGTCTACGCAAACAAAAGAAGCTGAACCCCACAACTGAACTTTCGGAATCGGCTGCGCTGTTAGAGGAAATTTTGCGCGTCACACCGACATCGATGATGGGCAAGCTGCGTGCGTTCCACACGATAATGATGCTGTTGAATTTCAAAACAGCTATCCGCAATATTTTGGGTAACGTAATTTTATTTGTTCCGGAAACAGTAAGCGATTTTGCTGATGCAACAATTGATGCAAGCATGTCCATGATTACCGGTAAGCGAACTAAAATAAATCCGGTAAAATACACATTGGACAAACTGGCGGGGTTACCGGAACCAATACGTGATTTTCGTGCGGGGATGGAATTGGCAAAGCTGGAAGGCGAGGCGCTGACATCACAACTTAAATCGGGATACGACACAATGGTTCGGTTGTCGCGTTTGACCAGCCAATCCAAGTTTGAGTTAAAGGACGTTAATGAAGTAAACAGTCAGGTGTTCGACAGTAAGGTGATGAAGATGCTGGAAGACGCATTGACGTTGCTGTTGTCACCGGCTGATCGTGCTTTTTATGTGTCAGCGTACAAGGCTGAACTGAACAATCAAATGCGTTTGGCGAATACAACCACTCCAACAAAAGAGATGGTTGAGTACGCGCAAATGGTTGGCATGCGAGCGATTTACCAAAACGATAATTTTGTTAGTCAGGCGCTCAACAAGGCGCGGAAGCTATCAAACCAAATATCGACAATTGGACGAACCGAGGAGTTTGGTTTAGGCGAAGTGATATTTAAGTTCACACGCGTTCCTGGTTCGTTGTTGTTACGCGGCTTGGAGTTTTCACCGTTCGGATTTATTCGTGCTGGATACGAGGCGCTTACTCCGGTGTTTACCAAGCGGTTCAATCAGCGTGAATTTGTTGCTGCGTTCAGCCGAGCGACAGTTGGAACGGGAAGCGCAATGACGCTTGGGTATATGCTTGAGCAACTAGGTGCAATTACTGGCGCTGAACCGGAAGACGACGATCAGCGTGATTTCGAGCGGGAGATGGGATTCCAGCGATACTCCATTAACGTCAGTGCATTGAAGCGTGCATTTTTGTCCGGTAATTTTTGGAAAAAGCAGGACATGCAAAGCGGGGATTATTTGGTTAGTTACGATTGGGCGCAGCCGGTAGCTATGCCTATGGCAATGGGCGCTATCGCCAGCCAAAAACGCAAAGTTGGCGATGATGATAACATGTCCACTTTCATGTTAAGCGTAATGACAGGGGGTGTGAAGACGTTGGAGGAACAGCCGCTTGTCAGTGGCATGCTGCGTTTTGCTGATCGAATAGCGTTTGCGCGACAGGCAAGCGACAAAAACAATCCGATGGGAGCGTTGAAGGCGATAACTGATACGTACCGCGACGTTCCTGCATCATTTGTTCCAACATTTGTAAATCAAGTAAACCAGTACATGGACAACGTCAGCCGAAACACCACGGCTAGTGATGATTTATTTGATGGGGCGCTGGACAGGGTTGTTGGACGGTTGCCAAAAGTTGCCGAATCACTGCCACCACGTCGGACAACCACGGGCCAAGTTCGTAAAAAAATCCCCAGCGGCAATGACTTTTTCAACGTGTTTTTCAATCCGGCATTTACGGATACAATCAAGTCCGATCCGGTCGGCAATGAGTTGATGCGTCTGTTTAAAGAGTCTGGTCAAACGAAGCAGTTCCCCCGTCGCGCTGGTCGGTCACTGACGATCAACGGCGAAAAACAAAAGCTGGATGCGGAACAAATTGGACGCTACCAGCATGCCATTGGGAAGCTGACGATGAACCGGTACATGCAGCTAATGCGGTCGGAGCGCTACCACTTTAAAGGCGATGAGGACAGGGCCAAAATATTGGCTGATGAAATGACCGATATTGCCACTGCGACCAAAGTTGTAATGTTCGACCACAAACCTAAAACAATGCGCGGAAATGCCAGACGGATTAAAAACGTAATGGAAAATTCCGGCATCGATTGGAAGAAACTAGACTAACACGCGGTTCACGTTTTGTTCACGGGGGTTCCGGAGGCGCGTGCTAAATTCACGTATTTGTTCCGGAAAAGTGGGATATGGCTCCTGAGCAGGGACTCGAACCCCGAGTCTCTAAAATGTACTACAATGTAGCTATTACAACTAAACCGGAACATTTTTTGTGGATAAATAATACACTCAATATGTACTACAATGTAGTGTGTTAATCAACTCGCTGACTTTAAAACACTTACGTTACCCGCCTTATCCTGCACTGAGTTCACGCTGAGTACACGTTCAATCTGGTCACTGTACTGCCACGCCATGTTGTGGTTGTACAGTTCGTGGATTTTAGCCGAGCTATGACCCACGATGTTCATGCTGACACGTTGTTCAAGCTGTTCGGTCATCCGCGTAATGTATGTATTTCGCACGTCATGGGGGGTACATTTCACTCCAATTTTAGCAGCGTGGTGAGTCCACATTTGCGCCCAATATTTAGCACGTCCCGATCCTCGTTCCTTTAAATAGTTTTTGCTGTCGTAATTGGATTCGGGTACGTAATCGATTAAATAGTCATGCAGCGCATCCGGCATGTATGCGTTGTGATCGTCGGAGTTTTTATTTGCCAGCCACACAACTCGCTTGTCGAATATCGAACTGCCAATTTCCAACTCAGCCGCTGAACCAACCCGTGCGCCAGTGTAATACATGATCATGGTGACGAACATGAACTCATTGTACCAATCGGCGGTGGCAAACTTTTGACCACCAAACAGCAGTAATTGAATTTCGGATTCATCCAAACAGCGATGCTTGTTTACGGTTTTAGGCTTTTTGTAATAAGCGTCAGCCCAGTAGTTTTTGCAATCGATCCCCAGCTTGTCTTTCGCGAATGTCCATAGCTGTCCCAAGTCCGTGCATTCACGATTCCATGTCAACTGGGTCACCGGTTCGCCATTTGGGTCGTCATTTTTTTTCCGGTTTTTCCGGTAGAGCAGGGTGAGTTCCGGCGTCAGCGACTTCACGCCAGTAATGCCGTGCGCCAAACAGCGCTTCAGCCACAATTTGCTTCGCTCCTTAATTTTTGCATACGTCCCTTCTTTTACTGCACCCGCCTCAAATTGCTGTAAATAGTGTGCAACGTATTTTGCGATCAACTCGGTGAGTCCAATATCGTGTACTGTGCTAATGCCTAATCCTTTAAAAGCCAAATCGTTTTCAAATTTGATCAGCCATTTTTCAGCATCGCTTCCAGCAGCCGGACGCTTGCCACGGCTGTTGCCAATCCGCATACCGGTGGACATTCGTTTCAATACTCCGTTGCGCCTGAAAGCGCACCACCAGTACGGACTGTCCGGTCGTTTATAAAGTTCAGCCATTACTTTTTCTTCCTAGTTATTTTATTTTGTTTAAGAAACTGACCAACTTTTACTAACTCAAGTTCGCTAGTGTGTGGCAGTTTTTTTGTGTCGGTTTCAATTAACTCGCAAATGGTGCTAATTGCCTGGTTTGTGAACGCATTCAGTGACATTCCCAGTGTCTCCGCTGCGTTAATGAAGCGGTCACGATCATCAGAGCTAATTCTCATCGAGTAATTCGTGTCCATGTTTTTATCGCGTGATCGGGGTCTACTCATTGTTATTTTCTCCTTGTACCACTGAAGTGGTGCGGCGGTTGTAGTACATAACTTGTGGATAAGTCAAGGATTAGTTTTTCCCAATAGTACTGCCAATGTCCCACATGTGGACGTATGCTGGAGAAGCGTTTGATGGTTACATGAACATTTTTTTAAAAACACGTTGACAAATGTGGTGCAAGTACCGAAACTTTTTTTCGCAACACACCAAAGCGTGGCAAATCAACGGAAAAATGGCAAAAAAGGCATTACGGTGTTCGATTGGGAACACAATGTTGAGCGCCTACGCGAGCTTGCAAAGCGGCAAAATAAAACATTGAGCCAACTGTTGCGTGAAAGAACTAAACAACTGTTAGAGGAAAACGGATATGAGTACAGAGACGATGACGAAGGATGAGCAGCGCGATTACGATAATTATCGTGACGCCAAAACAACGATCCAGCAACAAAATGTAGCTGAAACAAACGAGCGACTTAAACGCACACTGACCGTGCCGCAGTTTGTGCTGGGTCTTTTTGTGTCATGCTGCATAACAGCCGTTTTAACCGGAGTTTTGCAATGGAATGTGGGGTATAATTTATCAAAATTTTTTGGGATAGTAGCGAGTGACACTCCTAGTGGGGGTGAAATGTATCGATCAATTAGCGCTCAAAACGAAAAAGACGAAATAAACCGTGATAAAGCAAAAAGATTGTTTGTAAACAGTCGGGAGATAACGGAGGGGTTGCGCGATAAAATTGAGCATTTGAATACTGTTATTGAAAAGACGCAAAACAAAAACGCTGGTATGCGGGAGGGAATTCGGCGCAAAGATGCGACGATTGAAAAGTTGCAAGATGCTAACAAAAAACTGTTGGATCAGACAGCAGCGGACAAAATGACGGATGAAGCGTTAAGCGTGATTGCGTTAAATATTGTTCCGTTAAATCTACAAAAATACATTGGCGTGGCCAATGACGATCAGTGGGTTTGGTTTGTCAATTTGGCATGTGACCGAAACGCGCACAATGTCGTGAACACGGTCAGGAATATCCCAAAATTAATGGCCA